AGCCTTGGTTTCATTGCCAGGGCGCATAGCGTCCCGGCCCTAACAGCGGAGAAACGCTATGTCCTTCCTTCAACAAGACGCCCCCATTTTGCGATCCATAATCTCGGCTTCTGGCGAAGCTGTGATACCCGTAAACGGCATGGCAACCGTCGGCCTTTTCATCGCGCTTACCGGCGTGACAGGCGCCAATTTCAGCTTTGAAGCTTCGATTGACGGCGGCGCCGCTGGAAATTGGTATGCTGTCCACGCCATGCGGACAAACGGCCACGTCGTTGAAAGCAGCACCGGCGTTATTTCTGCGACACCGGCTTACGGTTTTGTCTTTGACGTGTCGGGATCAAATTGGCTCCGCGTGCGCGCCACAGCGGGAACCTTTGGAACCGCTGCCTGTTTGTTTGCGCCGTCTCTCGTGCCGCGACCTTTCCAGAACGTCATGGGCGGCGTGCAGCCGCGCGACAGCGCCACGGCAGGCAACCCGCTATACGTCGCCACAGGGCGAAACGCTAACCTTGCAGCCGTCACGCCGGGCCGCATGGTGGATTTGTGGGCCGACCTTTCAGGGAAGCTTGTCAACAAGCCTTTCGCCCCTGCCGAGCTTGATTGGCAGTATCGCGCGGCAGCGGACGCAACGCCGATCACCACAAACGCCTTGGTAACTTTGGCGGCGGCGGTAGCTACCTACCGAAACTACGTTACGGGATTGCAAGCAATCAACACCAATGCCGTGCCGACAGAGCTTGTCATTCAAGACACAAACGGCACGCCGGTTGTGCTGTTTCGCACATTCCTTCCCGCCAACATGACAGTCCCGGCCAGCTTCACATTTTTGACGCCGTTGCGGTCAAGCCCCGGCACGGCCAGCGGGGTCAACGCGCGATGCGTCACGACCGGCGCATCGGTTCATCTGTCCGCTCAAGGTTTCGCGGGGTTGTAAGGAAAAGCCATGCCAAAGATGATCGACGTGCGGCCAGAGCCGCGAGAAACAGAAGGGCCGGAGCTTGCCTCAAACTACGGCCTTCGTCTTTGTCTCAACGAAGACGTGCTGGAAAAGCTCGGCCTTGAAATGCCGCTGCCTATCGGAGCCACGGTGCAGATCACGGCAAATGCCGTGGTCGTCGCCGGTCGCGCTGACGGCGACATGAAAAGCATGGAGCTACAAGTCGTGGAAATGGGCCTGGACAAGCCGCGCAAGACAGCGGCGGGCGTGCTCTATCCATCTGCCTCAGAAGACGATTGAACAGAAGGTAGCGCGCAATGACGACGAAAACAGAGATCGCTAATCGCGCGCTCGCCGCCATATCGGCGCGCGCTACCATCGTCAATGTTGATCTTGAGGCAAGCTCGGAAGCAAAGCAGACGCGGCTCATTTACGACAGCACGCGAGACGCCATGCTTCGTTCTGCGCATTGGAATTTTGCCAAGCGCACAACCTACCTTACGCTGCTCAAGAGCGCGCCAGGCACGCCGGAAAACCCGACAGGCGGCGCATGGAATGACCAGACCATGCCCGCCCCGCCGTGGCTCTATGAATACGCCTACCCAAGTAACTGCCTTCTGGTGCGATACATTACCGCGCCGCCCACGGATACCGGGGCGGTAACGCCGCCAATGTTCACGTCCGGTTTTTCGGGGCCTTCTCCTGTGCCTCAGATAAGGACGGCGCCTTTCGAGATCGCTTCTGGCTTGGACAACACGCTTCAACCTATCAACGTGATCCTTACCAATGTGCGGACAGCGATTGGTTGCTACACCTTTCGCGCTGACAGTGAGGATTTGTGGGATGCAAGCTTTTCCGAAGCTATGATTTACGCTTTGGGCGCGCGGCTCGCGCTTCCTTTGACCGGCAATGTGGACGTGCAGCGGAACATATCGCAACAGGCGATAGGCTACATAAACGCGGCCAGAGCCAGGGACGGCAACGAAGGCATCACGCAACTAAACCATACGCCAGATTGGCTGGTGGCTCGCGGATATTCGCCCGGCATAATGGTTGAGAGTTTCGTTTCTTCCTGGGTAACTCCTTCTTTCTTGGTGGTGTGACATGGCCGAGGATTTCATCAAGACGAGCTTTGCTGGCGGCGAGCTTTCTCCGTCTCTGTCGGGGCGTGTCGAGATCGACAAATACCGCGTCGGCGCTGCCGTCATGCGCAATTTCTATGTCGATCCGCAAGGCGGCGCCAGCACGCGGCCAGGAACAAGCCACGTCGGAATGTGCAAGCTTTATGCGAACAACCCAAAGCCCTGCTTGATACCTTTCATTTTTAATTCAGATCAAGCGTATATGCTTGAGTTTCACTCAAACAGGATGCGCGTGATCTATCGCGGTAACTATGTGCTTGAAGCAGCCAAAGCTATCACCGCCGTAACCAAAGGCGCGGCCACGGTAATAACCGCCGTGGCCCACGGTTTTAGTGTTGGCGAGTTTGTCGTCATTCTCAACACCACAGGTATGAATAGGCCGAATGGTATATCCGGCCTAAATACCAGAACCTTTTACGTGGGCGAAGCAACAGCAAACACGGTCACGCTCTATGAATTTGGCCGTATCGGTGTTGGCGATTACGTTCCTGTGGTGTCTTCGTCTTGGTCGTCATGGATTAGCGGCGGCACAATCCAGCGCGTGTATGAGGTTGCCAGCCCTTATGCCGGGGCCGACCTATTTGCGCTCAATTACACGCAATCTGCCGACGTGCTGACTATCGTTCATCCAGATTTCCCGGCCTACGACGTGAAGCGCCTCGCTCAAACTAATTGGCAGATCGTCCAGCAAACCTATGGTGCAACGCTCGGCCCGCCCACGGGTGCGTCCGCTACGGCGGTCAACAACATTCCCGCCAATCCTCAGTATTTCTTTGCTTACGTCGTCACTACGGTCGATCAGGAAGGCCGCGAAAGCGCGCCTACGGCGGCGATCACGGTTGTCATGGCGGCGCTGGACCAGAACGCCAGCCCTAATCGCGTCGTGCGGCTCGCGTGGACCGCCGTAGCAGGCGCCTACAAATACCGCATATATAAGGCCACGCCGGTTCCTAGCGGTCAGCAGGGCGGCGGGCCGTATTTCTATGGGCTGGTCGGCAACAGCTTCGAGGCAAGTTTTGTTGACGTGAATTTCTCCATCAAGTTTGAAGAAGGCCCGCCGCAAGGGCGCAACCCTTTCTTGGACAAGGCAATAGCCTCGGCGACAATCTTGACCACAGGCCAAAACTACGTTTCGCCATACGTCAACATCACGGACGCCACCGGCTCCGGCGCGCAGATTGCGCTTACTGCCGACTTAACGGCGGGCGCCTCTCCCTACGGCGAATTGGCGGTAGCCAATGTGCTCGTCGGGGGCACGAATTACACGGCGCCTTCTGCCGCCGTGCTAGACGCCGCACCGGCAGGCTCCGGCTTGGTGTTGGCGTTCAACGGCTCCTGGGTGGCTAACCCATCAGGCACCAATTTTGTCCCGGCGCCGGGAAGCATAACGATTGTCAATGGCGGCCAAAACTATCACAAGAATAGCTACACCAATTTCATCGACGCCATCGCGGTATCAAACCGCGTCGGCACCAACAAATTGCAGATCGACATTACCGGCGTGGTGAACGGCATCGTTACCGCGATTTCTTGGGCAAACACCGACATAACGCCGACTGCCGCCAATGGCTTGTCAACCAATAGCTCCGACACCATCACTTTTACCATCGTAGGGACCGACGTAGCAGGCAGCGGCGGGACCGTGAGCTTGGCGCTCGGCGGCACGACAAACCCCTCTGTGGTGGCCTACGTCCAGCAGCGCCGCGCCTTCGCCGCAAGCCGTGGTGCGCCCGCTACGCTTTGGTTGAGCAAGCCAGGGCAATTCACAAATTTTGACGTTTCCGATCCCGTGCAGGACGACGACGCGATAACCGCGTCACTCTATGCGCAGGAGGTAAATGCCATCAACGCGCTTGTCCCTACGGCAAACGGAATGATCGCCCTTACCTCTGGCGGTGCCTACCTTGTGTCAAGCGGGTCGAGTGATGCAGCACTCACACCAAGCAACGTCAAAGCGCCGCCGCAAGCTTTTAGTGGATCACAGGCACTAAGGCCGCTGCGTATTGGCGATCACATTGTCTATGCCCAGGCACGCGGGAGCGCGGTGCGCGATTTGGCTTTTAGTTTCTATTCCAACAATTTCACCGGCTCCGACATTTCCATCCTGTCACGGCACCTTCTGGAAGGCCGAAAGATAGTGCAATGGTGCTATGCGGAGGAACCTAGCAAACTTGTGTGGGCTGTGCGAGACGACGGCGTGCTGTTGTCGCTCACATACCTCAAAGAGCAAGAGGTTTATGGGTGGGCGAGACACGACACCCAGGGCCAAGTTATTTCAATCGCCACAATTCCAGAAGAGCGAGAAGACGCGGTGTATGCCGTGGTGCGGCGCTACCGCCCTAACTTTGGTTTTCAGTATATGGTGGAACGCTTCGCTTCCCGCCTGTTTGGTGCAAACCCCGCCGCCAATGTCCCGGCGCAACCCGAGGAAGTTTGGTGCGTGGACGCTGGCGCGGCTTATCCGCTAACCAAACCAACAACCGCGATTATTGGTGGGGAGGCCCTCAGTTTTGGTAGTCTATACGAGGTCGCTATAATCAACGGCGGCTCCGGGTACGACGGCCTCTTAGTTGTAACGATAGAAGACGCGGCGGGCACCGGAGGCCAGATAACCGTGACGCAAACCGGGGGCGCCATTACGGGGGCTGTGGTGGTGCTCGCGGGGCAAGATTACGAGGCGCCGCGCGCCACGGTAGTTGGGGCGCTCGGCGGCTCCGGCGCGGTTCTTTCTTTGCGTGTGGTGACAAAGTTTCGCATAACTACGGAAGGGGCGCCTTTTGTAATAGGTGACATTGGTAAGATCGTCCGCGTGCGCGGCGGCAAAGGCCCTGTCCTGGCCGTGCCTGCTGCAAACCAGATCGAGGTTGATTTTTTAAACGCGCTACCGGCAGGGGTGCCCAACATCCCAGGCATTGTTCTTCCTCGCATTGACCAAGGCGATTGGTCAATGACGGCAGCGGTCACTGCCGTAGGCGGCTTGGATCATTTGAACGACAGCGTAGTGCAAGTGCTGGCCGACGGAAACGTGCAAACGCCAAAAACTGTCGTTGACGGTTGTATCGTTCTCGACGAGCCAGCCACAAAGATTACTGTAGGGCAGGGCTTCACCGCGCAGCTTCAAACCATGCGGCTTGAGGTAAAGCAGCCAACATCGCAGGGCGCGCGCAAGCTTATCGCCGCGGTGCACCTTCGCGTAAAGGACACACGCGGCCTAGCGGCTGGCGCGGATTGGTCAAACCTTACGGAAGTGAAAGAGCGGGATAACGAGCCGATGGGCGAGCCTATCGTGTTCCAAGACGGCGGCGGTTTGCCGCTGCCGGAGCTTTTCGCCGGGGCGCCCACAGCGCCGCGGCCGCTTTGGTATGCCGACAAGTTTATCATTCTGTCTTCGGGGTGGGACGATGATGGTGTTGTCTGTTTGCAGCAAAGCTACCCGCTGCCGGTAACGGTGTTGGCCGTAATCCCGAGCATCCTATTGGGAGACAACATGCAATGATCGTCGTAGTCCCGGCCACCATAGAGCACGCCGAGCGCATGGCGCCCGTCATGCGCAAGGAAGACAGCACAGAGGTAATAGCTCTAGGCTATTCGCCTTTAGAAGCCTTACGCTCGTCTTTGGCGGAAAGTGAGATCGCAGAAACAGCACTTTTAGGAGAGCACATCGTGGCCATATGGGGGGCGATCCCGCAAACGCAGTTTGGCCACAAAGCCTTCATGTGGATGCTTGGAACCGATCTTGTTCCGAAACACCCCAGAGAGCTACTACGAGGCTCCAAAAGCTTCATCGACCACATTCATCGCACCTACCCGTTGCTTGAATGTTTTGTTGACACGAGATACACAAAAGCTGTTCGATGGATACACTGGATGGGTTTTGAAACACGTTTCGTGGTTGCGATGAACAAAGTCCCTTTCGCTCTTTGTCAGAAGGAGGCATAAATGGGCGTAGAAACTCTAGCTGTCGCTGCGATAGTGGCATCCGCCGCGGCAGCAGGCGTAAGCGCCTACGGCGCGCAGCAACAAGGTCAAGCGCAGGCAAAAGCCGCGCAGATGCAGGGCGCAGCAGCCGCGCAACAAGCTCAGTATCAATCGGCTGTAGCGAAAATCAACCAGCAAACCGCCGAGCGCAATGCAGGCTTGGCGGAAACCAATGCGCAATACACAGAGGTTGCCGGAGCGCGGTTGCAGGAAGACAGGGCACGGCGCATCCGCTCGCTGATCGGCGCGCAGCGCGCCGGGCTTGCGGCAAACGGCCTTGTGATCGACGAAGGAACCGGCGTGGATTTGCAGGAAGACGTGGCGGATTTGGGGGGCCTAGCTATTGCTGAAATCAGAAGCAATGCTGGCCGCCAAGCGTCGGGTTATCGTATCCAGGGCGCAAACGCCATGGACGAGGCCCTGGCCGCTACAATGCGCGGAGAAGCCTACCGCGTTGCCGGGAGCAACGCACTATTGGCGGGCAATTTCGCAGCCGACGCACACTCAACAGCAGGCACCATCGCGGCGGGTAGCTCGCTTCTCGGCGGGGCGACGAGCACGTTTGATCGCTTTGGCCGTATGCAAGTTGCTAGCGTTCCTAGCCCTGTGTATGTTGTCCCTCAACCCCCGCCCGCCGTCATATGATAGGTGTAACATGGCCCGCATCCCTACCGTTACGACCGTCGATCAGCAACCAGCCGGGGTAATTCCAGGGCAGTTTGCGCAACGTAGCGAAGCGCCGCCTACGGATTTTGGGCAAGGCGCGGCTCGCGCTATGGGGCAGGCAGCGGGCGCCGTGCAGCAAGCTCTCGCAGGCTTTGGCGACCAGATACAGCGCGCAGGCGGCGTGCTTGCCGAACAGGCTATCCGCGATCAAGAAATAAACAACGAGACTTTTGCGACAGAAGCCGCAACCGCGATGCAGAACAGCATCAACCAAGAGTGGGCGGCGTTTAGTGAATTGCAGGGGCGCGCGGCTACAGAAGCTCACCCACAGTATCAGCAACGAATTAAAGAGATTGCTGAAAGCACGTTGAGCGGCGCGCAAAACGATCGCGTGCGTCGTATGCTGGCAGGGCGTGTCGGTCAAGCCAGCAATGCCGCCATAATGACAGGCGCGCAATGGAACACGCGCCAAACGCGCACAGCCAGCGTCAACGCTTCCGAGGCAGCGTCTAATCAGGCTATCGCCGACGGTATGCTTAATCGCTTCAATCCGGCGGGGCTGGCGGCGGCGCTCAGCGTGGGGCAATCCGAGCTTGTTAAGATCGGCGAGATTGCCGGATGGGACGCAGTTACGCTTTCGCAAAGGCAAGCCGAATATCGCGGCAGATTTTACGGTGCCGTGATAGCTACTATCGCAGAGGACGACCCGCTCGCCGCGAAGCGCGTGTTCGATAGCGTCCGTGAAAGTTTGGACGCAGGCGCGCAAGTGCGGATTGAAAACTCGCTATCAGCGCCCGTGAGAAGCCGCACGGCGGCGAACATCGTAGCCACGGTTACTGCGCCTACCGAAACAGAAAACCCGCGCTCTGTGGTGGACGTGGTGTTTCGTGCAGAAAACCCGGCAGGCGATGCGCGCCGCAATCCGAATAGCTCGGCAAGAGGCCCCGGCCAGATCACAGATCAAACTTGGTCCGCGTATGCTGCGCGGCTCGGCCTTCGACCGGAGCAGCGCAATGAGCGCGCGGCCCATGTCGCTATCTTTCAGGCGTATCAGGCGGACGCCAAGACGGCGCTTGGCCGCGATCTTACGCCGGGCGAGCAATACGCGGCTTGGGTTCTAGGCATCGCCGGCGCCAAAGCTTTTATCGAAGCTTCGCCGGGCACCGACGCGCGGGCGCTATACGGCAGCGTGGCGGGCGAAAGCAGAGCGCGCCGTGCGTTCTCGACCAATGGCGAGCTTATGCGCCCTGGCATGACAACCGGCCAAGTGTTGCAGGCGCTTTCAGCGCGAGCGTCGCCGAGCGCACCACGCGGCGACACGCGAGCCTTGCTTGGTCGCGCTATGGAAATGGCGGGCGGCGACCCACAGCTTCAAGCTGCCGTTATGTCGCAATTCAATATGTGGCAGAATGTTCAAAACGCCACGCAGGCCCGGGATCGCGCGGCGCTTGACAGGCAAGTTTCCGATCTCGGCAAGGCGCTACAGCAGGGCGCACAAGTCTCTATTCCAGAAGCCGAGATACGGCGCCTTATGCCGCCAGAGCAAGCGGACAGAACGCTTGACGCGCTCTATACCTCGCAGATCGCGGGCCAAGTGTTTTCTTCTGTGCAGCTTGCCACGCCGCAAGAGCTACAGGCTTTGCGACAGGATTTGATCGAAGGCAGCGGGCCGGTCACGGACATGCTGCGCTTGCGCCGAGGCACGCGCATGGACGCGGCGGGCGTGCTGGAAGCCGACCGGGCGGGCGACGTTGCCTCGCGCGGAGAATTGCGACAAGTCCTCGATCAGCGCATTGAGGAACGCAACCGGCAGCTTTTGGCCGACCCCGCGCAATACGCGCTTGCAGACCCAGGCGTGCGCGAGCAGGCAACAGCGGCAGCAAGCGACAATCAGGCTCTTGGTGGCTACGTCACGGCAACGCTGGCAACGCAAGCGCGACTAGGCGTGCCAGAGCCGGAACGTCGCATCCTGTCCAAAGCGCAATCGCAAGCAATCGCTTCCGACATTATGCGTAGCGACCCGGCGCAGGGCGATCCACAGAACCCCGACGGCCCGGCTCTTCGTATTCGCAGCTTGGCTCAAACCTATGGCGAAGCGTGGCCGCGCGTGTTTCAGGATTTGGTGCGCGACGGCAATCTGCCGACCGAATACCAGATGCTTGCGGTTATCCCTAGCTCTATCGGGCAGGCAGATTTTGCGCGTATGCTCGCGGCGCAAAAAGCGGCGGGCGGCGCCGGGGCTTTCCGTGAAGGCGTGCGGCGCGCGTTCCCTACCGAAGAAGGCAGGCTTTCCAAAGAGGTCGGCACCTACATTCAACCGTTTGTCGCTACGGCGCTGGCAAGCGGCCAGACAGGCGGCGACCGGCTCGCGTCGATGGTCGGCGGCGCTATTGAAAATCTTGCCGCGTATTATGTGTTTCGCGGCGCCGACGCATCAACCGCGATGCAGCGTGCCGCCGACAGAATTGTGAATGACAAGTATGATATTCTCGGCACCATGCGCGTGCCGAAAGAGACAAGCGACGGCAGGCCGCTCGGGTTGCCGCCCGTGCAGCGCGCGCAATCGTATGTGATGCGCAATCTTACGCCTGAAAAGCTGGCCGACATTGAAGGCAATCCAGCGGTTCCACCGGACGAGCGGCGGCGCATCGCGTTCCGCGCAGCACAGAACGGCTTTTGGGTTCCGAATGAGCGAGACACGGGCCTCGTGCTTATGATGGAATTGGAGAATGGCGGGCGGCTTCCTGTGCGCGAGCAGGGCGGCAATCGTATTGAGCTTTTCTTTGACAGCCTTCCAGGGCCTACACTCAACGGCGCGAGCACATTGCAGCGCGACAACCCGGCCCGCGCAGTTACGCCAATCGAAGGATACGACGTGCCTGCTCCGGCAGAGAACCGCCGTGGTCCTGGGTTCACGCCGCGACAGGCGCCCGCACCCGCCGCGCCTGTGCTGCCGGGCGAGCGGCGTGGAACGCGAGGATCGCAACCACGCGGCAGATGGGAAGCGCCGCAATGACCGGGTTCTTCACAGAGGGCGAGATCGGCAACAGTCTCGCGGAAGCCGAAGGCACGGCACGCATCCCGGCCACGACGGGCGAAGTGTTGGGCGCGCAATTCTCGCAGTCTTTCGCTGAAAACCCGGCCTCGCGGTTGTTCCGTTTTGTGCAGCGGAACCTCGAAGCCAATCCGATAACCATGTCGCCAGATGAAGCCAATCAGGAATACGGCGTTCCTGGCAGGCTTACGTTTGACGAGCCGGTATCGCGCACGACTGCTCGTGACCTAAACGAGCATCACACGAGTAGCGCCATCCGAGAAGATGTAATAGCGCGGCGACAAGGCGGCGTGACCACGGGCGGCGTTGCGCGCTTTGGCGCCGGGCTTGCAGCCAGCATCCTTGATCCCATCAACATTGCATCTGCGTTCATCCCAGGCGTGCGCGAAGCGCGCATTGCGGCGGCGCTTGGCTCGTCCGCTGCTGGCGCGGGCGGCAGGGCGACGGTGCGCGCGCTGTCTGGCGCGTCTTCTGGCTTTCTTGGTGCGGCGGCTGTCGAGCCTTTGAATTACTTTCTGTCGCAGAAAGACAAAGACGACTACGACATGGGCGACGTTCTTACCAATCTCGCCTTCGGCACGATCTTGGGCGGCGGCTTGCACACAGCGATAGGCGCCGTGCGTGATCGTCGCGGCCTTCCGCCATGGTCGCCAGAAATGCACGAAGCCGGTTTTCGCCAAGCGGTATCGGCGCTGGCAGAAGGGCGCCCGGTAAGCGCAGCGGCGGCGATGGAATTTACCGCTGCGCGCACGGCACGCCAAGAGCTTGAGAATTGGTATTCGTCACAAACCCGCGTTGCGGCAGAGGCCGACCGAGCTATAGAGAAGCTTGATACGGCGGCCCAAAAGGTTACGGCAGAGCGCGAGCGGCTTGACGGACTAAAAGCGGACGCCGATCAAGTCCGCGCCGAGCTTGCCGAGGCACGGTCGCGGCTTACGCAGGCGGGCATTGATCCTGAAACAGCAACGCGGCTGGCCGAGATCGACGCCGAATTGACAGGCGCCATACCTCGCGCCCGGCGCGCGGCGCTTGAGCAAGAGCGCACGATGCTTATGGAAGGCCGCGACTGGACAGCGGACGACCTCGAAGCAGGCCGCACCCAGGCCGAGATCGAAGGGCTGGAAGCCGTGCAGGCCCGCGCTGCCCGGCAAGTAGCTCTGGCCGAGGGGCGCCTGTCTCGCGCGGCCCAGGCAGAGGACAAGGCCGAAGGCATCTTCAACGCCAAAAGCGCCGCGCTTGCTGCCCGCGAAGGCGTGGTGCGCGCCCTTATGGAGCGTAGCATCCGGCGCCTTGCTGGCGAGCTTGGTGTGCGCCTTGAAGACGGCGAAGCTGCCGAGCTTGCCTCTCGCGCGGCCACGGCGAGCGGCGCGTCCTATCGGGGTGTTATGGACGACATTCTTAAAACCCTGACTAATAGGGCGCCAGCCGGGCCTTACTTGCCGGAGCAAGTTTTCACGCCGCCCGGCGCTGTGCTGCTAGAGCGCGCATCTGCCGCGTTGCGTGCGAGGGAAGCCAAGGCAGAGAGCGCCCTGGCCGACAACCTACGCGGCGGCGCCGATCCCGACATTGTAGCCGCCGACCGTGCAGCAGCCACGCTCAAGGCCGAGACGCCAGCCGTCGAGGGCAGCGTGGCCGACGACATTGTGCAGGCAGAGAAATCGGTAAAAGAGCTTTCGGAAACCTTGCGCCGCGCCGACCAAGCTTTTGCTGACGCAGAGACCGCGGCTGGCAGGCAACCACCTAAGCCTGATCCTGAATTAGCTTTGGCGGACGAGCTTGGTAAAGAGGGCGAAGCCATGGCGAGAGCGTATGACGCGGCGGCTGTTTGCAACATCGGGGGAAGGTGACATGGCTAAGGCTGTTCCAAACTATATGCGCTGCATCACGGCGGTTGAGACTGCTGCCGGTAGGGCGCTCAAGGAAGACGAGCTTGAAGCCATCTTCTCGCGCCTACATGGTCGCGCAAGGCGCTATGCGCAGCAAGGCATGAACGACACCGACGCGCTACTGCGCGCATCGCGTGAGCTTGGCGACGACATGAAGCTGGCCGGGATCATTGAGAAGCGCAACAAGCTTATCAACGCTGCCCGGCGTCGTGAGGTTGAAATGCGCGTGAAAAACGGCACAGAAGCCGCCGACCTACGCCGCATCATCAACGAGACAGACAGCAAAGCCCACGGCCTTACCGCCGAGATATTCGGCCCGATGGTTGCCGCGCTGCGCAAAGACGGGCTTACTCGCGTTCTGTCGGCTGGCGATAAGGATTTTGACAGAGCGGTAATCCGCGAGCTTTGGGCTATTGAAACCAGCAGCAAGTCCGTAACCGGAAACGCGCAAGCGCGCCGCGCAGCAGAGATCATCAACGAGGCCCAGGAGCGTGCGCGCACGATGCAGAACGCGGCAGGCGCGTGGATCGGCAAGCTTGAACACTACGTTGCCCGGCAAAATCACAGCATGGAGCGTGTGCGCGGAGACGGCACATTGAACGCTTTTGCAAGGTGGCGGGATTACATTTTGCCAAGACTTGACGAAAAAACCTTCGACAGTTTGGACGAGGTAACGCCGCAATCTGTTGACGAATTTCTATTGAGTGTGTGGAAGGCCATATCTTCTGGCATACACGACACGACGCGCGGCCAAGTGAAATACGGCGACGTGGGCGCGGCGACAGGCCCAGGCAATTTGGCGAAGCGCGTCTCGCAGGAACGCAAGCTGCTGTTCAAAGACGGTGACGCTTACGCGGATTACAGTCAGGAGTTTGGTCGCGGCACGCTCATGGATGCGGTGCGCGGCGGACTTGAGAATGGCGCAAAAAACACGGCGCTTATGCGTGTGTGGGGGCCTAACCCCGAAGCCATGTATGACACCATCACGAAGGCAGCGGCAGAGCGCGCACGCGACCGCGCGGATTTTGCAGCGGTTGACGCGCTCAAGGCCAAGACGAATGAGCGGTATTTCTCGATCCTTACCGGCAGCACTAGCATTGACGCCAACATGAAAATGCCGGGCATAGGATTGACGTATGGCCAGATCACGGTAGCAGGCCAAGCGTTGCAAACCTTGAGCAAGCTCGGCGGCGTCGTGCTCGCTTCTATTCCAGATTTTGCAAGCAATGTGGCTGTGCTTCGGCACAATGGCGTCCCGCTTTTTGAAGCATATTTCACGCGGCTTACGTCGTTCCTGCCCAAAGGCAAGGAAGCCAGGGAGATTTCCGATCTATCAGCGGCAGGCATTGACGGCATCCTAGGCAACATAGCTTCGCGCTTTTCCGGCATGGATGCGGTGCGCGGGCGCTCGGCAAAGCTCGTCGATATTTTTCACAAGATAAACCTACTGTCTTGGTGGACGGACAGCCTGAAAAGCGGCATGGGTTCTATGTTGACGCACAACCTTGGTCGTCGTGCCGGGCAGTCTTTCGATCAGCTTCCGCCGCTGCTTCAAACCACGCTTGGTCGCTTCCAGATCACAGCGGCGGATTGGGATATTGCCCGGTCATTCGCGGCTAAGGCGTCGGATGGCCGCGACTATGTGCTGCCTGCGCATATCGAGAACGACGCCGTGCGATCCAAGTTTTTTGATTATGTCACCTATCAAATTCGTGACGCGATGAACGAGCCAAATTTGTTTTCTAAAAACGCTACGACGTTCGGCACCCAGGCGGGCACGCCAGAGGGCATGGCCGCGCGCCTTATCATGCAGTTTAAGACCTATCCTCTCACGTTTATGTCTCGCGTGCGCGAGCGTGAGATACGCGGCCCGAATGGCGTTGACGTGTTCGGCTTGGCGCACCTTATCGTGGCGACCAGCCTGCTCGGCTATGCGTCAATGGAATTGAAGAACATGGCGCGCGGGCGCGATCCGCGCTTATCGAACACCAGGGAGCCGGGAGAATACGCAAAGCTGGCGTTCGCCGCAATGATGCAAGGCGGTGGCTTTGGTTTGTATGGCGATTTCCTTTTCGGAGATACGTCGCGCATGGGTAGCGGCCCGGTAGTATCGCTATTCGGCCCGACGGTCGGAACGCTGGATGATCTCGCAAAGCAAGTGCAAACGCTTCGCAAATGGACGCTGGAAGGCGACAAGCAAGCGGGCCGGGATTTCCGTAGCGGGGCCGTCGGCCTTGTGCGCGATAACTTTCCTTTTATCAATTTGTTCTATACGAGATCAGCCCTTGACTATCTCGTAATTTATCGGTTGCAGGAAGCTCTAAACCCAGGCTATCTTGCCCGGTATGAAGAACGTATGAGACGCGAAAACCAGACAACCTTCATGCTCTCTCCAACCGCCAGCCCGTATAGGTGACGCCATGACGATAGTAAATCAAAGCGCTAAGCGGACGGTGCAAGGCAACGGTGCTCAAACCGTGTTCGACTACAACTTTCTCATTCCGTCCGCCAGCGCGGCAGAGCTATATTTTAGTGACGAAGAAACCGGGGACAGCTACCTACTCTCCCCAGCGTCTTGGTCGCTCTCTGGCGCCAACAACCCTCTCGGTGGCACGTTCACCTATCCGCGCGACACAAGCCAAGCTCCACTAAAGTCGACGCAGAGGCTCACTCTCCGGCGCACCGTGCCCAACACACAAAACACCGCGCTCAACAACCAGAGCGGCTACGCGCCCAAAGCCGTAGAAGGGGGTTTGGATTGGGCTGTTATGCAAGTACAGCAGCTTGCCGCCGAGCAAGGAAACGCTTTGCGGCTTTGGCCAGCAAACGAAACAATACCGCCCTTGCCGTTTGTGTCGGCGGCGGATCGCGCGAATAAGATTATCGGGTTTGACGGCGACGGCGATCCGACGATTGTGCTCGGCTCTGTAGGGCAGGCTTTGGTGTCTCCTTTCGGCGGCACACTCATAGCCGCGCCGTCGCCCTCGGCTGCTCGTGGCTTGCTGGAAATAACCCCTAGTTGGGGCGGAACGGCGGGCGGCACGGCCAATGCGCCGACTATCAGCTTGAACCCTCCAATCACGGCGTACACGGCAGGCCAAGAGTTTGAGTTTATCTCTAACGCGGCTGCAAATACCGGCGCAGTCACCATTGATGTCAACGGCCTAGGCGCGGTGGCGGTGAACAAGGGCGACGGGACGGTTCCGCTGGCGGCAGGCGACATACCCGCTTCGCATGTAATTACGGTGCGATACGACGGTACGCGGTTCCGGCTTACCAGCCCCGTCCCCTATGCACTTGTAGACGCCAGCGTAACCACGGGCAAGATTGCAGATGCCGCCGTCACCACGGGCAAGATTGCAGATGCCGCCGTCACCACGGCGAAGCTCGCCGCTAACATAGGGGCGCCTGTGGTGCTGGCAGAAGCGGTGGCGAACGCGAGCGCAGCGCTCGACATCACAGGCGCCTTTAGTGACACTTTTGATCGATATGAACTAGAATTGATTGACCTGCTGCCCGCGACGAATAACGTCACTGCGTGGCTTCGGGTCGGGACGGGCGTTGGCCCGACATGGCAAGCAGGCGCAAGCGCATACAACTGGCACCTGTTTGTTATCGGAACGTCTACGAACACGACACAGCAAGGGCCGGCGCAACAGATTGGGCTATCAAACGCTAACTCAGTTGGCAATATTGCTGGCGGTGGCATCAATGGAACATTAAGGTTCTATAGCCCAGATGCGACTAAATTTCCACGCTTTGAAATAAATTCGTTGGTAATCACAGATGCGGCTACATCGCAAGCTAATGTTGGCGGCGGCGTTTATTTGACTGCGACGGCCATCACTGGCCTGCGGTTTCTATTCTCCTCCGGCAACATTACAAGCGGTTCCATCCGCCTGCTCGGCTATAGGAAATAAGCACCATGTCGATGAAAAACGTCAACGGTATTGACGCGCCTTTGGGTGAAGCGGATTTGGCGCAGCGGGCGATTGATGCCGCTACACCGCTGCCCGTCGCTCTATTGCCGCCAGTGTCTGGTCGGCAGTTTAAGGCTGCGCTGGCCATCATGGGCGTAATCACGGAAGCGGAAATGATCTCGGCAGAATTGCCCGCCGTGGGGCAGCCGGTTTTGGCAGGCATGACGACGCATGAGCGAATTATAGCTCGCGCGACTTGGCCAAATTTGCGTGAAGTGCGCGGGGATGAAGCGCTGCTGGCTGCATTCGCGGCGGCACACGATCCGCCACTTGGCGCCGCGGAAATTGAACAGATCATGGCGATTGCGCGTTCCGTTCCGTGAAGCAGCTTCGCTTGATCCTGGCGGAATTGGCCACGCCTTCCGCGCAACGTGATTGGTGGTTTGCCTGGGCTGCTGGGCAGATGGCCCATGCCATGATCGGCGCGGTGCTGGCGGGCGGGTTGCTGTTTTTCCTGCCGCCTGTTTGCTCCTTTGCTTCAGCGGCGCTGGGCTATGCGCTGGCGAAGGAAGTGCCTGACTTCCTGAAGAACCGCACCTGGGCCAATGCGCGCGACTGCGTGCAAGATGCGCTTTTCGTGGCCGCTGGCGCGGCGCTGTCTGTGGCAATCGCGGGCGCGCACGACCGGCTGTTTTTCGCGGCGCTGATTGCTGCTGTTGTTGGGCTTTGGCTTGGTGTGGTGGCGCGGCTCACCCTAACCAACAAAACACCAAAATGAATATCGCATCCTATAAGCTTTCGGTTGTCTTACCTTATAGGATAAGGTAGGAAGAGGTAGGAACATGGACACCTTACTGCAACCAGTGGTTGACCACAGCCGCACATTGGAAGTGCTGTTTCGGATCGGAGATTGCCGAATGGATACGTTAGAAAGGGTGTTCGAGGCGGAAAAAGAGGCCATGCGCTTGCAAGGCTTGCTGACGAAGCATGAAGAAATATGCTCGCACCGTTATACC